CTCTTTAGCAGTAGCAACTTCTTCAGCAAATTTTTCTTGGTATGCTGCTTCTAGTTCTTCTTTAATACCAACAACCTTAGCGTTGATTGCTGCTTCAAAGATGGTCTTTGCCTTTTCTTTGAATTCTTCGGAGAGTTCCTCGCCACCGAGAAGAGCATTGACATCTTCTTCGACATCATACTCGGCAACGATTTCAGTCTCTTCTTCCGAAACTACATCTTCAGTGGAAACTTCTTCCTCTTCGATGGTTTCTTCAGATGAAACTTCTTCATCTTCCTTCATGCCTTTCATGGGGTCTGCTTTACCTGCACCTTTAGTTACTACATCCTTAACTTGCTTAAGGGTTCCGCCTGGAGTCTTCAGCTTTGCTGAATCATCATCCGACTTGTAATTTTCTGGGGTGGGACCACCAAGATCCTCCACACTCGCTAACTGGGTTCCTGGATCTGCCATAGTAGGCATGGGATCAGCAGGTTTTGCCCCAGCATTAACAGCGGTGCGGGATTGCTGTGTCTTTACGTCCATTTCTTGTAATTTTTTGCCACGAGACATTTGAACTCTCCGTTTTTTCCGTATTAAAACTATATTTATTTATAAAACTAAAGATTAGATAAGAAGTCATTGAATAAGTTTAACTTATTCTCATCTAATTGTTTTTTATCTATAAGGGTATTGATTTGCTTGTATGTTTTTTCAGCAAACTTTTCACGAAGAATGCCTCCATCCCATACCCAATCTTTACCTTCCATGATTCCCTCAACAAATGCATCGGGAGCAGATGGATCAGCAACAATATCAGCTGCAGTTGCCAACATAAAATCATCGCCAACTATATTGACACCTTCACGGGTCATCTTTAAAGAACCAATACCGCGAGAAGAAACTCCGAGTTTTACACCTTCACCAATAAGTGATTGTGCAATCATGCCCATAGGAGTGCTAAGGATCTTTGCCTTACCAATAAAGTTAGAACCAGACTCTCTCAAAGAGACAATCTTATGGGAAACTCTATCGAGATTAACAGTAGGACCGTCAGGGTGACCAAGTTCGCCAAGTGCTCTACCTGCTTGAACATGGTTTTCATTATAACGACCAACCTCTTTACGGAGAGTTTCCATAGGATACATACGACCATTACGGTTTTTAATGTTTCCTTGGAGGAATACTCCTTCAATATACATCGATTTCTTGCCGTTCTTTTGTTCGACAAGAAACTCTACTGATTCTATTTCTTCTCTGATTAGTTTCATCGTGAAAACAGGTCTTTATTCTTTATTTATAGTTATGGACTTGTTACTGGGTTATTATTGATATCATGCCTTTGATATGAACCAATTCCGACTGGATTATTGCTTTCATTGTGGCGTTGATATGCTGATGGTGTTCTGGTTCCAATTCCTGCTGCACTATTATAGGTGTATGCAAGATAATCAGTATTGAAGTTTTCATAGGTCACAGTGGACCAACCAGTGGTTCCGCCAAGACCAGTGACAGTTGTAAATCCCGGTTGTGGAACTGTCGGATCATTATTTGCGTCGTGGCGAATATAAGCCATCAAACTTCATCCGTAGATTCAATTTCTTCATCTTCAACTTCAATAGGATCTTCTCCAGCAAACACACCATTTGCTACTATCGGCCGGAAAGCATCAAGTCTTTCTGCCGACTTTGCATATAGTATATCTTTAAGAGCATCACTGATTTGAGATGGTGACTCGTCAGCAATCATCATATCTAAAAGGTCATCCATTTGGAATTGTATAGTAAACAACTAGATTTATTTATATTTCACCACCCTTGGGCAATTCTGGTGCCTCGGTGGCAGATCCATCAATTTCAGGTTCCATCACTGGAGCACCTAAATCACCACCAGCACCTTCTGGTGCAAAGGGTAATCCTGTTGAAGGATCAATAGTAGCAGGGTCAGGAATAATACCTTTCTTAATTTCATTTTCAATCAACTTATCCTGCTCAAGAATCTCCACATCAGTCTGACGGAGAATCTTACGACGAACATAATCTTGAGAATAATACTTACCAATATAAGGTTCTGCTGTTGCTGCAAGAGTCAGTCTCTCATTCATGAGTTCTGCTTCTTTCAGTTCGGAGAAGTGATTATCATAGAGGAAGTCATATTGAATATGCTCACTCATAATCTCCCAATCTTCTGGAGTAATTACATTCTTCAGAAGTAATTGGGTCTTCAGCATGTCATTAAACATGTTGGAAAATCTCTTTCTTAAACGAGAAACAAACTTGGTGAACTTAAGTTCATCTCTTAAGATCTCAGAAGATCTCCCCAAGTTAAACCCACCTTCTCCATCCATTCTAGATGGAGGGACGTTAAGTGAACGGTAGAGTTTCTTTTTAAAATACTCAATATCAGTGATTTCACCCAAGTTCTGTCCGCCAGGGAGAGTGGAGATTTCGGTTCCTCTTCCACCCTCACGCCTGGGAAGCCAGAAGTCTTCAAGCATTGCCATGTACTTTTTGTCATCACGAATCTCTCCGGTGTTTGCATCATACACAAGTTTGTTACGATAACGCATCATAACGTCGCGCAGATATTGTTCTGCCTTTTGCTTAGGAAGATTTCCAACATCAATGTAGAAAATTCTACGTTCTGGTGCTCTTGATAGTCTGTAAATAACAAGACTATCCTCAATCATACGAAGTTGATTGAGTGACTTAATTGCTTTGTGTAGATATGAAAGAGTTGATCCCTTATTTCTATCTACTAAACCAGAGGTACAATATGTAACTGCATCTCTAGCAATTTTAATTCCCTGATTTGCACTGGACTGCATAGGGTTTCCCCCATATGTAGTCTTAGGATTGTAAATAAAATACTCTTCAATTTCTGGAAAGTCATAATCCATAGGATTATCATTTCTAGAATTAACTAATAAATTATTTCTACCCGTACCATCATTAGGTTTTTTCTTTTGCTGTCGAACATAACGCATTTTCATAGCGTCAATGTAACGTAACTCCTGAATACCTTCTTCGGGTTTCTTTAAGTCAATAATTTTATGATAATAGATACGACCATCAATATACCAGTTACGGTAAATTTCATGTGCCTTCTTATCAAAATCCAATAAATCTAAAATGTATTTAAATTCTTTACGAATTTTTGTTTTAATACCATCACTGGCATTTAAATTTGAAAGTTCTATTTCTACAGGACTATCATTAGAATCTGAAACAACTGCTTCGTTTACAATATCTTCAATCGCACTATCTGCTTCTGGATGAAGTGACATTTCACGATATCGTTTGATAAGATCAAACTCAGTTTTATATACACCTTCAATGTCTACATGAGTACCAAAAAAACCACTACTCATATAGTGGTCAGACCCATCCTCATTGTTGGGAGGAACGGGACTGACTGCACTTGGAGATAGTGGTTCGGTGTCCTCTATTGAGAACCCAAATAACTTGGACATGACTATATGAATCTAAGTTTCCTTAGACTATTTAGACCGGATATCAAACCTTCTCAGGATACCAGTAGTTAACTGCAAATTCTACAGTAAACTCTTCAATAGTATCTGTGGTATCATAAGAAAGATCAATTGCAGAAATACTAACAGGAAAGATGTCCGCAAATTTATACTGGGCAATTGTTTTAAGACCTTCACCTTTAGAGTTGTTTTCGCCGTAACCAATGTTAGACTTTTTCCTGCCTAAGTGCTTAACGGTAGCAGATCTCATATAATCTTGAGGATTGGTTGCACCAGATGCTTCTTGATAGTTAGCAACAAACTGTGCCCATTCTTCAAATGCTCTTCTGATTTTGAAATCAGTGTCGTTAATGACAGTAATGGTCCAGTTATCAAATGTGCGATCACCATTAACTTTGAAAGTACGTCCTCTAAAAGGAACATCAATCGAAGCTACATTAGAAGCAGGAAGGTTTGCTGCTTTACACATGTATTTAAAAACATCTCCATCATATTTGGCAACCCCTGAGGGGAGATCGCCAGGTGTGATTTCGACCTCAAATAGATTGGGGCGAGCGCCGCCCCCTACAAGTTTTGATTTAAAGTCGGTAAGTGAGTGTGCCATTTTTTAATTCTCCTTATTGTTATTTAGATAATAATATAATCAAACTCTACCTGCTACTTCTTCAAAACTGACGCCAGTTCTGGTAGCAACGAAGGTGAGGGTTACGTAGTTGATGCTCTTAGCAGGTTTCAAGAAGATGTCTGCTCTGAACTCATTATTATCAATAACATCAGGAGTGTTATTTGTGCTGTCACAAATAACTAAGAATCCGTAGAGTCCTCTCTTCGCTTCAATATCACGTAAGAATGGTTCAACGATATTTCTGAAGTTTGCTCTCGTTAACTCATCATTGAGTTCAAAGAGTTGAGCTTGTGCTGCTCTCTCAAGTGATTGCTCAATAGTGAGGAACAAACGACGAACGTTGATTCTATCAAATGCGGAGGAATATCCAAGAGCGGTCTTGTCTCCAAACAGAAGTGTTCCGATACCAGGTGTAGTGATAAAGGAGTTAACTCTGTTAGGATACAGTTTATCTCTTTGTGCTTTGGTTGGGTTGTATGCAAGTTTAACCGAGTTGTTGATAACTCCACGCTGCTGTCCGGCAGGCGAGAACCATGGGAATGCAACTAAGTTTGTGCGAGTCATCAAACCAGCAACATCTGGGTTACATGGTACGTAACGGAAGATGTTGTTAAATCTGTCATACTGATACTTGTATCCACTATCAAAGATCGCGTATGAAGACGATTGAAGTGGAGCAAAGTAGTTAATTAAGTTGTTTGTTTGAGTCGTTGTGTTGGTAACGTTAACCAAGTTTGCTCTGTGTGGACCAACAACTGCAACACAATCTCTTCTTGAATTTGCAAGAGAGATGATGTAGTTTGCTTTTGCTTGTGAATCAGACTCATTGGTGCAACCAGGACCCATGATCAGGTAGTCAACTTCAATCTCGTCTTTGTTTTCAAAGAGTTGATAAGAAGTGATGAGGTTAGAAAGTTCTGCCTTCATTCCGTTTGCTGCGGAATAGTCAACACCACCACCAAGAGTGAAGGTCTTATTACCAAGAACAGAGAAGGTTACATCCTGAGAATCAAGTCCGAAGAGACCGTCGCCAGTTGTAACTGGAGTAAAGTCAGTGGAGAATCCAGATGCTCTAGGTACGCAAGTAGAACCGCCACTGGTAGTGATACCAGAGGAAAGGTTGTATCCAGAGTAGACATTTGCAGAGAAATCTGCAATGTAGTCCTTGTAGTAGTTCTTAGTAGGAGCGTTGTAATCTGAGATAGCATCTCCTGCTTTGGAGAGATTCAAGAAATTCTCAATCAGATTACCCTTGATACCAGTAATACTTCCAGTATCATCAACGACAGCAACGTGGATACCATCGTTCTTACCGTTTCTATCGGTTACAAAGACGTTAGACGTAGGTCTTGGAGCGATGGACTTCCAGAACAGAGTAGAGTTGCTTAAACCAAGCGTTTGCTGATCATACCAGTCAACTGCAGTTCCAGGTGTATATACCTTATTAGGAATTATACCCGTGGTATTAATACCAGAGTTGTTAACAATGTTCAGTCCAGTTCCAGTTCCGAATGCTGCGAAGGAAGTACCCTCTGCATAATCGATTTTGGTTTCGGTGGATCCAGTACCGACAGTTTCTACGCGAGAAACAACTTTGATATCAATTGTACTAGAATTGCCACTAGAGTCCGTAGTCAGACCAGTGATGATTCCTTTCAGGAATCCAGTAAACTCAGAGGTAGTTCCAGTTCCAGGAATTACAACTCCACTCAGGGAAGCAGTAACTCCAAATCCGATTTGTGCTCCAGCTTGACTGAGAGAAGTGGTTGCTATACCAACAGTTTGATCTGCAAAATCATCGATGTAGCAGACTTTTAAACCGTTGCCCCAAGCACCGGGGTTCTTAGCAGCATAAGTAAAAGTATTGTCACTTTCCTTATGGTTCTGCTGATAGTCGTCGTAGTTATTAATTTTTAAAGATGTTGTTGAAGCAATACCAACACCTGCGTTAGCATTGTTCAGTTGAGCATCATCGGTTCTTACAACCTTAAGAACTCCTCCATAGGTAAGATAGTTTGATGCACTCATCCAGTACTCATATTGAGCATCTGTGGATATTGGCTTACCAAACGTACTGATGAGGTCTTGTTCAGTGCTGATATCAATTGGTTCGTCAACAGGTCCAATTGCAAAAGGTCCCGCAATCGCTCCGATATTATCTAATACGTTCTCAGCTCTTCCTACTGTAAGGTCAACCTCCCGGACTAATACGCCTGGAGACAATTGAGGAGTCGCCATGTTTTTTTCTCCGTGGTCTCATGTTTAACTGAAAATATTTATTAAAAACTTACTTTTCACAGGGGAAACTTGACGTGAATCACCAATCTGGGTATTCCCATCTTATATCTGGTTTTTTATTTGACAATATTCTTTTTATTGTACACCCTTTACATTCATAAGAATATGAAGAAGCAACCGGGCCTCTATCTTTTCTTGTTCTATAAAATCCATCAATTAAATTTTTTGTTATCTCGCAGGTTCTACATTTTCTATCTTGTAGTAAAAGGTGACCAAGTTTTATTTGACCATCTAAATCCATTACCTATATTCCCACATAAAAGATCTATCTCCATATTCGTCTGCTTTAAACCAAGTATCTCCTTCACCATCAACAAAACTACCCTCATCCAAACCATCATTTAAGAATCCAAATGGTGACATGTCCTGTTCTATTTGATTTTTTTGTTCTTCATATAATCTCTTACGAACATCTTGATCTGTCAACTCTTTAAAGTAATCCATCTGGACTAGCCAGGCATAAATGACAAGACACATTGCCAAGTCATCATTACACCCTTCTTCAGCTTCAAATGAATTATGCTTTGAGATGAATGTTGTTAACTCAGAAATAATCTCATAATCATTGAAGATAACTTTATCTTCTTCTATAAGAGTCTTAAGGTTGAGTGATCCAACTTTCTTGACAGTCTTGGACATCTTAACACCTAACTGTGTTTTCTTTCCAGAAAATCCTTGTCCTACAATTTGACCTGCTCTACCTCTCATAGAGCACATA